AGAATGATGCGGGCTAAATGTGTCTCTAAGGATTTTTTGAGGCGATGGACAACATGGTTTTTCAGCCAGATAACGGGGAAGGGGCCGTACTGTGCGAGGATCAGCCAGTCAGGGTGATTCAGAGGGATTTGCAGTTGATTGGCAGAGCGAGGCGACAGGGCTGGCTGAGCGATCCGAGCGACATGCAGCGAATCGCCAATCGAGTCGTCAAGATTGCCCTGACAACCCCGGATGAGGAACTGGCTGTTCGCGCGGCTGCTGAAGTTCGGCAAATGGTCGCACAGGATTTGAAGATCGAAGCCGATGGTATGCCCCAGCAAGTGGAACACCGTCACACCCACGAACTAGGCCCGGTAACGGCAGACAACTTTGCAGAGTCAAAACGAAAACTCGCTGAAAGAATTGCTCGGCTCGGCGGAAACTCCTGAAGACCTTGAAGCGGTCATGCAGTTGGTTGCCGAGGTTGAGCAATCAACCAAAGAGCGTGATCGGTTTGACCTGAAAACATTGGGAGAAGTAGCAGAGTTTTTCGGGCTGGATGAGCACACAGTCAGGCAGTGGAGACTGAAAACGCCAGCAATGCCGGGGGAGCCCGGGCGATGGCCGATCAAGCAGATAGTTCAATGGCGGTGCAACTGGATTCAGCAGACAGATTTGGCAGCGGCAAAAAGACAGCAGGATTTTGAGCTAGGACAGATTCAGGTCGAGTCAAAGCGGTTGGAATTGGATCGTGAGAAGGGATCTGTGATCGATCGGCAGGACGTAGAACTATGGGCATCGACAGCACTAATTGAATTGAGAACGGGCGTGATGCAGTTGCCAGAGATGCTGGCGGCATCGGCACCGCAGGAACTGAAAGACTTCGTGCGAGAGGAAACAGACAGACATTGCCGGGATATGTTGCTGGCAACGCAGCGACGACTTGAGACGGCAGAGATTGGAAAGGAGGAAGCACGGGAATGATTCGACTCAACGCAACGAAGTTCCTGCGACCCCACGAACACATTTCTTCTTCCCAATGGCTGCCAAAATATGTCACGATGCCGAAGGGCACGGAAACCAGCGGCTTGCCGTTCTCGCTGGCAGCTTACCCGCACGTTGACGGAGTTCTTGAGGCGTTCGATTCATCGCGAGTTCGGCAAATCGTGCTGCAATGGGCATCGCGACTAGGCAAGACGACGACCGCACTGTCATTGATTGCCAAGGTTGCGGGCACGAATCCCCGCAACATGATGTTCGCAGGCCCAACAAAAGACGCGGCCGGCAGAGTCGTTGGCTCAAGGCTTTACCCGATTCTTGCGTCAACGGAAGGCGTCAGGCAGCAGTTGCCACCCGAAGCACGTCGAAGCAAGCTGCACGTTAAGCTGGAGGCATGCCAGGTCTTTGTTGGGTGGTCTGGATCCGAAACGAGCCTTGCCGATGTCGGAGCGTTCTTCGGTCATGCCAGCGAGATTGATAAATGGGACGGCTCAGCATCGGACGAAGGCGACTCGCTGAAACTGTTCGTAAACCGATTCAAAGGCTTTCCAGATCACAAAATCATTTTCGAATCAACACCGACGATCAAAGGCCGGTCGAGAATCGAAAAGATGATGAGCGAATCAAATCAGCATCGTCGATACGTTCCGTGCCCGCACTGCGGAGAATTTCAGGTCTTAGTCAGAGGCGAGCAGGGAAAGCCTGGCGGGTTCGCGTGGGAGCATCCGGAAACAGGGCACTCAGATGCGGAGCTGGCCTTTGCAACGGCTCATTACGTCTGCAAGTTCTGCGAAAAGAAGATTGAAAACCATCACAGAACGATCATGTTGCGGCGTGGCGTTTGGGTTCCTGACGGCTGCACGATCACACTGGATGGCAAGATTCACGGACGAGCCAAGCGGCATGGATCCGACACGGTCGGATTTGGACCGCTGGCAAGTTGGTACGCACTCACTGAGACGTGGGGGAGCTTTCCGCGCCGGTGGATCTTGGCACAGAAGCGGCCGAAAGATCTACAGGACGTGGTCAATTCCTACATCGGCGAAACGTGGGAGATTCGACGGTCAAAGTCGACGCCTGAAATAGTTGGTGAGCGACTGAAAACAGATATGAAGAGGCGAGTATTGCCAGAGTGGACTCGGCTTTTGACCGTCACGATCGACCAGCAAGCATCTGACGGCGGGTTTCGGGTCTGGGGAGTCATGGCACACGGGCTTGATGGCCGGGCACATTTGGTTGATTACGGCTACAACCATTCGTTGCAGGAAATCTGGGACACTCAGATTCGAAATCCATTTATTCACGCTGACGGCGGCAATCCGATGCTTCCACATGCGGCCGCTGTAGACTCAGGATGGGACACCAAAAAGACGTACGACTTTTGCAATGATCACGCTGGCCTTCTCGCAATCAAAGGCTCATCGACTGATCTTGCTGGGCTGCCGTATCGTCTTGCCGAGATCGAAAGAGGCGACAACGCCGGCCAGCAACTGCTGATGGTCAATACGGACTTTTGGGAAACGGATCTGCAAGCCCGGCTCGATGAACGACTACCAGAAGAACCTGAATCATTATCACTCTGCACTGGCTCGGAAAATGACGCGGACCTGCTCGAGCAGCTTTGCAACGGCACTATCGCGGACAAAATGGACTCGCGCGGCAATGCAAAGTTGATGTGGGTGAAGAAGAACGAAAACGAGCCTAACGATTTACGCGACGTGATTCGGTACGGTCTTGCTCTGGCTCAGGCGTATGTGTCAGAGAATGGAGGCTTTCCGCCTCGGTCTGGAATTTACACACAGGGGAAAACCATTGTTAACCAAGGAACGCAGCGGCCGGACGGAAGGAACTGGAATGAGTAAGCAGAGACCAGAGAAGCCAGTTCAAAAGATCGCGGAAACGCCAGTCGAAAAGCCGCAACCGCGAACCATTGAAGAGTATCGCCATTGCCCCATTTGCTGGACTGGAAACGGCGGTTACGGCACGGCGTATTCAACGCATGGCCGGACGCGGTACTACAAGTGCGACAAATGCACAAAGGGAGATCGCGGCCCGTGCGGTCACACCTGGACAGTCGAAGTGAAGCTTGAAGTGATCAAGGTTGAGCATCGGATTGTCAGACTGGACGGTGAGCGATAATTCTTTTGCCACACTAGCAACACTGGTAAGGACATTTGTCATTGAGTCTCGCAAACTGCGAGCATGACAACTGCCTCCGATCTTCTCGACGCGACTAACGCCGCAATCTTGAAGGCTTTGACCTCGCAAGAGTATCAGGGTCCGGGCGGTCGTAGGCAGAGAATGGCTGATCTCGCTCAGCTTCGACAGACTCGAAAAGAGTTAATGGACGAAGTTGCAATGGGTTCAACAGGTTCAATGTGCTCTCTCCTGTCACTGGGAGATGCGAGCCTATGAGCCTGATTGATTCTATCGTCGGCATCTTTTCGCCAGCGGCTCAGCTTCGCCGCATGGAAGCACGGGCCACAATTCAGCAGGTCAATAAACTTTTAGGCACTGCAAAAGGTCCGTACGCAGCCGCAAACCTGAATCGACTTAACGCACTTCGCGGAGTTGTTCAAAAGGAAAACGAAGTCGCGGGAAGCCGAATCGAATTTCTTCGCGCTCAGTCGTGGGATCTGTACCGAGACAATCCAAGCTGTCGAAAAATCGTCCGATCCTTGGAAGCCAAGGTGATCGGCAAGGGAATGCACCCTGAATCGCTGGCAATGTTCGCCGATGGCACTCCGAATGTGCCGTTTCGAGAGCGTGCAATGCAGTTGTGGGAGCAGTTGCAGAGCGGATTTGATGCCCGTGGACTGCCTGGAAAAGGCGGTTTAACGATGGGCTGCCAGCAAAGATTGGCATTCCGGTCGACGATTTTGTCAGGCGATACGCTCTATCGAATGAAGCCGATCAGTCAGGCCGAACAATTACGCCGGAACCTGCCGATTGCGGTGGTCCTGCAGTTGGTCGATACGTGCAGACTCGCCAGTGAATCAGAAATCCTGCGAACCACACTGCCGGAGGGGCATCGCCTGTTTCGCGGAATCGAATTCAACGCGAACGAGGAGCGAGTTGCATATTGGGTCAAAAACAACCTCGTTTCTGATGCGGCCGCAGCTCCAGCGACAGCAACACGAGTGCCAATCGACAAGATTGGACATCTATACCTTGAGGAAGACATTGACGAAGTTCGCGGTGTACCGTGGTTTTCGTCGGCAATTCTTCGCGCACGACGCACAGAAGACCTTGAATACAACGTGTTGACTGCGTCTGCGATGGCTTCGTGCATGGTTGCAGCCTACAGCAAGCCAACCGGAGCGACTAAGCTCGGGCTCAATCAGGGAACTGAATACAATTCAAACTCTGCAGATGGATCTGATCTGACCGACAGCGACGGCAACACGATCAATAAAATTCAGCCGGGAATGGTGATCAACAAAGGGAAAGACGGATCGTTCGAGTTGCTTTCGCCTAATCAGCCAAACATGAACCCGGAAGCGTTCGTGCAGCATCTTCAGCGAGGCACGGCGGCAGCTTTGCCAGGCACGAAAGCCAGCACTGTAACCGGGGACTATCGCAACAGTTCATTCAGTTCTGAGCGATCAGCGGACAACGATTGCTGGCCAGAAATCCAGATCGTTCAGGAGTGGTTTGCGTCGCATTACTGCCAGCCAATTTGGGAAACGATTCTTCGCACCGCAGTCTTTGAAGGTTACTTCGATGGCATCGTGTCGGCTGAAGAGTTCCAGTCTAATCCGGAAATGTTTTCATCGGCAAACTGGCAAGGCCCCGTCGCTCTTTCCATCAATCCGAAGGATGACGTTAGAGCAGCCAGCGAACGAATTCACGCTGGGCTTTCTTCGCTTCAAATGGAATGCGCCAAAATCAACGTAAACTGGCGAGACGTGCTGAATGATGTTGCCGAGCTTTACGAAGTAGCGGAGGCCAAGGGCATCCCGACAGAAGTCATCAATAACATCATGGGCATCGACGCTCAGGATCAAATGGCCGTTCAGCAAATGGCAGCCTCCAGCGAAGAAGAATTGCCAGAGGATTCAGTCGAGGACGACATGCTGGAGGAAGCAATAAATGCGTAAGCGAAGCCAACGTGATCAGGCAACAGCCGACACGAATTATCGATCATTGAGCGTTCGCGCCGCGACGTTCAACGAAGAAACACGAAGCGTTGAAGCGGTCATTAGCACTGAGCAGCCGGTGGACATGCCCGACTGGGGCCGCCAAGCAATGGTTCCGGAAGTTCTGGTGCCATCCGGAGCAGAGTTCCCATCCAATCGGCAAGTGCCGTTTCTCGACTCACATCAACGCCGATCTGTCAAAGATCAGCTTGGTTCCGCTCGGGAAATTAAAGTCAACGGCAACGAAATCACGGCAACGCTGGTGTTCCGCAAAAGCAAAGAATCCGACGACGCACTTGGCGGCGTTCGCGACGGGCATATCACCGACGTGTCCGTTGGGTATGACGTTCTGAAACGCCAGTACATTGAAGCCGGGGCAAAGAAAACAATCGGAAATCGGACCTATGAAGGGCCGGTCAATGTTGTGACGAAGTGGCGGCTCCGGGAAGTCTCGTTGACTCCGATCGGGGCAGATGATCAAGCGAAGCTGCGAGGGCTGGACCCGGCGGCAGTCCGTTTCAAGTCCTCAGAAGAACAGGAAGAATTTGCAATGAATCCAGAACTACGCGCTTTGCTGGTGTCAAAAGGTATGCCAGCGGAACACACAGACGAACAGGCTCAGCGATGGTTGATCGACAACGCCGGTAATCTCGGCGAAGTCAAGAAAGAAGAACGCAGTCAGCAGACTCAAACTCTGCCGACCGCTGCCGATCTTGCCAAGCTGGTTGCTGATGCGACCCGTCAGGCGATCGCCGATCAGGCTGCAACTCGCAAGGCGTTCGAAGTCGATGTCCGCGAACTGTGCGAAATGGCCGACATGCCTGGCGAAGTTGAAACGTGCCGATCGCTGGAAGACATCGCGGCCGTGCGGAAGCACATTAAAGACGCAAAGGCAAAGCAGACCGAAAACATCGGTTACGGTGTGACTGTTCGCCACATCTCCAGCGGCACGGAGCGACTCGAAGTCGATCTTCGATCAGCATTGACTTTGACAGCTTGCCGAGCTGCATTAAATGGCAACGAAGCAAAGCTCGAAAAATACTACCCTGCCGCTCAGCGAAGCAAGGCTGCCGACAATTTTCGTCATGCAACCCTGTTCGACATGGCCGCTGAATACGTTCGGTCACGCGGCGTTCAGACACTCGGTTTGACTCGCGATCAGATTGCCATCTGTGCAATGTTTGGCCCTGAAAAGGCAGGCATTCGTACTTCGGCTGGTGGCGCTGCCTATCACGGTTCAGGATCATTCAGCAACCTGACGCTCGATGCTGTCAATAAGTCCATGATGATCGGGTATCAGGAAGTCCCGGCAACATGGCGAGGACCAATGAAGCAAGGTCAGTCAGCGACCGACTTCAAAAACATTCACCGGATGCAGTTGGGAGCCATTCCAAACCTGCCAGTGTGGAATGATTCCGTTCGTCCAGAAATGGCAAGCATGGCAGATGGCAAAGCAACCTACGCGGTTGAGTGCCGATCTATCGGTATTGACTTTGGGTACAAGCTGATCGTCAACGATGACATGTCAGCTTTGACATCAACGCCGATGAAGTTGGGTGATGCTGCCGCTCGAACTGTTAACACGGTTGCGTGGGCACAAGTCACCAGCAACCCGACGATGAGAGACGGGCAGGCATTGTTTCTTGAAACGCCAGCGAGCTTGCGATTCCGAAAGAATCTCACGACTGGATCTGCAACGCCAACATCAGCAACCATCGGAGCGATGAAGGCTCTGATGCGATTGATGAGAGGCGAGAACACGCCAGAGGGAACTGAGTCCTCAGACATCCTGAATCTGACTCCGTCCTACTTGGTTGTTCCGGCAACACTGGAAACAACAGCGGAAGTGCTGATCAACTCGATTTACGATCCAGCATCTACCGGGGCCGGAACGTTCAACGCGACTCGATCTCTGCAACTTGTCGTGGAACCACTGCTTGATGCAGCATCGACAAAAGCGTTCTATCTGTTCGCAGATCCGACGCGAGTTGAAACAGTCGAAGTCACGTTCCTTGCTGGTCAGGAAACTCCACAGGTGCGCGAAGTGCGTGACGAGCATACTCTTGCAAGCACTTACTATGTGCTGCAGTCAGTAGCCGCGAAGGCTCTGGACCATCGCGGTATGCAGAAACACAACGGGGAATAATTGACCACGTTCTGCGTTAGCCAAGAGCCAGTCCTTCCGAGGACTGGCTTGCGGCAGTGTTACTGTTCGGGAATGTTTCCCGCGAATAGCTCAGTCCCCGAGAGGGGCAAACAGACTCGAAAGGTGAATAACGATGATCAATCGTGGTACAATCGAATGGCCGCAAATCGGCGGAGAACATTTCACACGAGCGCAGGCGTTTACGACAACGCCAGGTCAAAACGGTTGGACGGCGGTTCTGACTGGAACAACTCCGACTGCACTTTGTGTCACTGCTGACGGCGGTGCAGCTAAGCTGACATTGACGAGCACCAGCGAATCACAGCTTGCTGTTCTGTACCACAACGACGTTCTGGCGTTCGACGTTCGCACACTGAAGTACATCGAATTCGTGGCACTGGTCGCCGGTGTCGACTCTGTGACGACGATCGTTTTCGGGCTGGCATCGGCACACAACGCGACGCTGGACAGCATCGCGACAAACGCATGGTTCAGAATGCAGGGCTCTGCATCGACATCTGCGGTCGTCGTCGAAACCGACGACGCAACCGTTGATAACGACGACAAAGCGACCTTC